CACGCTTCCTGGCCCTTGCGGTTGCGTAAAGCGGCCCGCGTCTCCACAAGGTTTGATTCGCGTGGCGTCTTCACATTAGAGAAGCGATAGTTGCCCTTCATGGCGTAGCAACCGGAGCAGACACTACCGGGAACCTGTGCCAGCTTGGCTCCGGTACGGCAAGCCACGATAGCGGGAAGCCCTACGGAGGCGCACGGCATCTTAGAGGGAAAGGAAAGCTTCATGGTATACCTCAGCGGGGAATGATGGTGATGCGGACAGTCATGGCGTAGATGATGGGGGCTAAGTGGGAGATAGGGGCGGACATGGGTTAGGCTTTGCAGACCATCGGCGTGCATTCCGGCAATCCCTCTCGCCGGGCGTGGTATTGGATGCTGGCCCAGCGGGATTCTGTAGGAACTTGATAGGCCCACCATGGCGCATCGCAAGCGGACATACGCTGGAGGAAGTACAGCGGCCAAAGGGCTGCAATAGTCATATCAGCATGCGGCACATGATGCCGAATGATGGCAAGGCAGGCTTTGCGCTCTGCCACAGAATCGAAAGGCTCATCGTTGTAGGTGTCGTGCGTAGCGCTCATGGCTGGCTCCGGTGGGGTTGGACGCGGGACAGGGGCTTAGTGGGGTTGGCCATGGTGGCGTTCCTTGTGGGGTTATGCCCCTATTGTACGGGGGTCTGTAGGCTGCAATGGGGAAGCTAGCACACTGGCGATGGAGTGTGTGACACGGAAGGACGGTATCGTAGGCAAGCGATGGGCTGGATTCTCAGAGTTATCTAGGCCACTTGTAGTGGGTCAGGACAGACTGCTACTAGGCAGCATTGGCCATACACTGGGCGTATATCTGGCCATAGCTAAAACGTATAACCGGATTCCCTCTCTCCTCTGATCTATATCACTCCATCGTCATACGTTGATATCACTATCTAGCCCCCTCCCTACATGGCGCAATTGGATATGCGATGCGTAGCGTAGTGCTATGTAATGACACTGCATGCATTATCGGACAACACGTTGTGGCGTATGGAGATATGGGTGATTGTGATGGACGACGACCAGGCCCGGGGGTGGTGACCCGAAACGCGAATAGATATATCCCGGGACTCATCCCACCCTCACATTTTTTCTTTTTTTCCCAAAAACCAACTGTAGGCTACGCGCACGCGCGCGAGAGAACAGCACTCAGGATCAAATGGTTTGCCTGTTTGTGCTGTGGACAAAGCCCAACGAACGCTATACGATCCCCACGACGACGCTCATTGTGGTCCCGACCATCAGAGTTGGTGAAAGCCAGCCGACAAACCCTAGGTCATAAATCTAGGTCGCCCGTGCCGACTCTGACTGCCATTGCTTCAAGCCTGCCGTTCAGACAGAACGCTGGCGACGACAGGAGATGATGGCCCGTGGCGTGGATGAGCCATAGACGGATTGACAACAGAAACTGCTCCTAGCCATCCCTGTTTGTGGCTCTTCGCTGATGGAACCGGATAATGCCTCTGTCTCTGCCCGGCGCCCCCTAGGACCTAAGTTTCTGCTTCCGTTGCCAGTACCGCCCCTGGCTGCACTTCTCTGGTGGGAGATATACCCATACAGAAAGACACGGGCGAACTCTGAGGACAGACTATGAAGAACCCACAGAAGATGACCATGGCTGACATCAGGACGGCCATTGAGCTACTGGAGGATGAGCTAGCCGCAGGGCACGCCATTGACCAGCTACGCCTTGTCTCGCTGATGAAGGAGCGGATCAGGCGCGTGAACGAAGGTCTGAAGTCGCTGCGATAGCGTCTTGCAATCAACCCCATTCCCCGCTAGTCTCAGGCAATGAGACGTAGACACTCGCCCGAAGGTGCCGCTAGGCGCAAGGCTCGCAAAGAGGCTGAAGCCAACCTATTCCTGAAGGAAGAAAGCTCCAGACGAGCGGACTTCATGGAGAAGTGCTTTACTCACATGATCGCTACCCTGCAAAAGAAGCCGCTGTACCAATGAGTGACACAGAGCTATCCGTTCCAGATCCCTCCCAAGAGATCACCGGCAAGCGTGGTCTGGACGTTGAAAAGGTCGAGATGATTATGGGTCGGGAGCAGGAGCGTGACCTCACGTTCCTCTTCCGCGTGGATCAGCTCAAGCTGTTCGATCCTAACGCCAAGACCTATCACCGGAAGGCCAAGTCGGGCGATCCGGTCACTATCCAGTTGCTGTTTGAGATGCGCGATGCCTATAACGCCGCTAAGGACGCTGGTGATCCGAAGCTGGCACACGCCCTGCTCAAGCAGATGGACGACATTGCAGCCAGAGCGGAGGCGCGTCGGGACAAGGCCCTTGAGCGTCTTTTCGCGTGGAAGAAGCAGGCTGAGGAAAGCGGTCGTGGTATGGACGGTATGACCCAGGACGAACTCCAGAAGATGGCCAATGGCTAAACTGACGCCAGCCCAGAAGGCGCAGATGATCCTGACGCAGCGGGAACGGTCAGACCCGCTCCGCTGGTTCGTGCCATCACCGACTCAGGAGCAGTTTCTGCGACGGGATACCAAGGAGTTCCCGTTCGTCCTCCTGTCGGCCATGAACCGCGCAGGCAAGTCGGCTATCACCATGGCTGACCTCGCCATGCTGCTGCGTGGCACACACCCATACCTGCCCAAGCATAAGAACCTGACCATCGCTGTATTCGCCCCGACGCGCATGCAGGCGTCCAACGTCATCGCCCGCAAGCTCTTTGATGACTCGGAACTCGTGCTGCCCAAGGATGCTCCGGCAGAGGCGCGGAATCAGCCGATGATCCCAGCCTGGGAGATTGAAAAGCTATCCCGCCCGATGCAGGCTGGTATGCGCGTCCCCAAGGAAGTCGTCCTCAAGAACGGAAATCGGGCCATCTTCTCATGGACTGGGGCTGATGACCAGGACGCCAAGATCTCCGGTGTCAAACTGGACGCTGCATACATCGACGAAGAGGCTGGTACACCACGCCTGGTGGCGGAAATCGCTGCCCGCTTGACGGATTCGCTGTCGCAGGACGTTGGCTTAGGCTTCTACGTCTGGGCGTACACCAATACCCGCTACAATGACGCCTTCGAAGAGTTCAAGCGCAAGTGCGAGGACAAGGTACGCGGGCATAAGACATTCCACCTGATGCCAGGCGAGAACCCCGCCATTACTGCCGCCGCCCGTGAGATGCTGGCTGGCACGATGACCAAAGAGCAGGGTGATATTCGCATGCGCGGTACCACCGATGCAGGCTCACTGGTGCAGATATTCGGCAAGCAGTGGCAAGATGAGCGGCATATTCACAAGGATCAGTACGTTATCAGCCCAGATGACAACCTCTGGGTCGGATATGACCCTGGTGTCGAGCATCCGATGGGTATGTTGGTCGCTGCGATCAACAAAGAGTACCCGATGCGGCTCAACATCGTCAAATGCTGGTCCTATAAGGGCGAAACGCTAGAGAAGGATGTAGATCGGCTGGCCGAGTGGCTACGTGGACGGAATATCGCCGGGTTTGTCTATGATACCAACCTCAAGAACAAGGATCGTGGCGGTGGACCGAGCCTGTTGGTCCGCACCAAGGAGCTGATGGCGTCCCGTGGCATCGTTCCCAAGCATGGATTCTGCCAATCCAAGAAGAATCACGCACCGGGCATTGCTATGCTGCGACACTACATGGATCCCGCCGAGGAACGGGCGGCACCTCCACTGCTCATGCTAGACAAGGCGACGGATGAGAACTGTGTCGCCCAACTCCGGCAGCAGATCATGGCGTACCGTGGGCGGGAAGAGACGAAGTTCACCGGCCCCGGTGGCGTGGTGAAGAAGAACGACGACTTAGTAGACCCTTTACGGTATCTCGTAATGCAGCGTCCCTATTGGGTGGCAGACTTCGCCTGCGGCAATGCACGGCACATCGCCACGCAGCGAGTTGCATTCCTTGACGCTACGGGTACTATCCCGGTACCACAAAAGCGAGATCGCACGGTGCAACCTCCCCGCTTTGACTTTGCCACTGGCGTCTACCGCTCACGGGATCGTCGTGCAGCGCGTGCGTCTGGCTGGATGGTTGAGGCGTTCTAATGATTAAGACCTCTCAGGATCGTCAGCCGGGGCTTGGCACCACGGGCATCTCCGGCACCCTCACCCTCACCAAGGCCGGCACCACCGCCCGCACCGCGACGTTCCCTGATGCGGCGATCACCGTCGCCGGGCTTGAAGTCGCGCAGACATTCACTGTCAGCCAAACGGTATCGGCAGCAAGCAACGGCATCATCCAGATCTTGTCGCGCAATACTGACGCAGCCGGAACGTCAGCCGAAGCGAGGACGATAACCAGCAACGGCACCGGCACACTGAGTCAAGCAGCCTACGGCGTAGCCCGCAGCGGCACGCAATTCGGCCTGGCTCGGGCTGGCATGGCGTCGATCTTTTCGTCGGCGCATACCGCCTTCGCTATCGGGACAACCGATGCAGTAGCGCTTTCGCTGGCTACGAATAATACTGTTCGCCTGACCATCGACAGCGCAGGCGCGGTCACCTGCTCCAGTTCCATCTCTGCGACCAGCGGCACATTCACCAGCACGATCACGGCAACCAGAGCGGCGTCTGGAAATACCGCCCAAACAATTTCCGTCGCTGGTGACGCCAACGTTCGACTTCTCATCGCAGCCAGCGGCACGCATGTCTGGGGCGACGGAACCGCCGCAGGTGACACCACGCTGTCGCGGTCTGGAGTCGGTCAGCTAACCCTGGCCGGCAGCGGGATGATCTTCCCCAACGGCACCGCCGCCGCGCCGGGGATACGGCTGACCAGCGAGGCGCACGGGCTGTATCGGTTCAACAGCACTACACTCGGGTTTGCCGTATCTGGCGTCTATGCCGCTCTGCTGACCGATCAGGGCCTTTTTGCCGCCACCACAATCCAGGGGGGCAATGGAACCGCCGCCGCGCCGGGGATCCGACTGACGAGCGAGGCGAGCGGGTTGTATCGGTTAAGTTCTACCTCTATTGGGGTATCAGTGGCGGGCGTTGCTGCTGCAGTCTATCAGGGCACCGGCGCCGGTTTTGGCGGCGGATTCCAACTACTCACTACAGCCGATGCTGATTACACATATATCTATTCCGATAGAACGAATGTCGAGCTTAGAATCGCCGCTGGATCTGGTAGCGCACAGGGTGCAAATATACGCATGTTTGGCACATCGCATGCCAGTGCAAATATCACTGAGTTCCGCCGCAGCACAACTGTATCTGCGACTATCGACGGCTCTGGAATACTGACCGTCAACAACACCACCGACGCAATGACCACCAGCGACGGCTCGGTGCGACTGAGCGGCGGGTTGAGTGTGGCGAAGTCGCTGGTCACCGGAAACGCTCGCAAGATCGGCGTCCGCAGCGTAACCAGCGCCGCCGGTACAACCACGCTGGACGGCACCGACCACTTGGCAGTCTGCACAGGCAGCACTACACAGACGTTCACGCTGCCTGCTGCCGCATCCGGTCGCGTCCTATTCATCAAGAACCGCAGCACCGGCAACCTGAC